TTGAGGCGCGCGAGGAATGCCTGCTGGTTGAGCTGGTAGCCGGACTGTGCGCCGCCAGCGCCGCCGCGGATGACCTCGGGCTGCGCCATCATCGCCATCGTCTGCGCGTTCTGCAGCACCTTGTCGAGGTCGACGCCGGCCTTGGGCTGGTCGATGGGCGAGATGTCGAAGGGATAGATGATGCCCGGCGTGACCTTCTGCTGCGCGTCCACGTCACGGTTGTCGTTGCCGTACGGACCGACCCCGCCCTGGATGCCGGGCACCTGGCCGGGCGAGGTGGTGCGCTTGAACGCCGGCCAGCCGGTCATGAACGCGCTGTTGCCCTGCATCGTCAGCAGCGAGTCGATGAGCGGGAACAGCATCAGGTAGCCGTACAGGATGCTGACGCCGGATCGCTCGGGCAGCCGCGAGCCGGTCGTCAGCCCCTTGGCCAGGAAGTAGGGTCCGCGCAGGGTCTTGAGCACCGGGTCGCCGAAGCCGTGCTTGATCCGGCGCACCAGCGTGCCGTTCTGGAATTGCCCGCCCGCGGTCGCGACCTGATTGGGCCCGCACAGCACGATCGAGCACACCTGGTAGTCCCACGCCTCGATGACGGTGATCTGGCGGTGCTGCTGCACGATGCGCGGCCACTCCGCACGCGACAGCGCCATGGCGCGCGGGTCGAGGTTCTGCCACTCGTCGGGTGAGAGCACGTTGCCCTCGCGGTCGAGGCCGGTGCCGAAGCGCGCCAGCGCCTCGAGGTAGGGCATGGTCTTGACCTCGACGTTGGCGGTGAAGCCGTTTTCGTTCTGGTTGTAGTAGTGCGTCTCCGGCGGCACGTCGGTGGTGGCGATCGGGTACGGCGCGAGCAGCTTCAGCTCTTCGGTCTGCTTGTCGAACAGACGCCGCTGTGCGTCGGCGTCGTACCGCTCCTCGGCCATGATCTCTTCTTCCATGGCTTTGACCTGGTCGCTGTACTCACGCCAGGCAGAGGCAGCGCGTGAGATGGTCTTGAGCACGCCTTCGCCTTTGGCGACCGTCGACCACGCGAACGCCCGCCGCAGCGGGCGGCGGGAGTCCTGCTCCTGACGGTGCCACGAGGCGTCGAAGAAATGTTCTCGCAAGGTGGCGTTCTGCTGCGCCGCGTCGCCGAAGGCGGTCGGGTGGTACTGCACGTTTGGCTCGTTGGCGCACAGCGCCGAGACGGTGGTGTCGACGATGTCGATGGCCAGCGGGTTACGCATCTCGAGCGCGGTCTTGCGGTACGCCTCGGGGATCTCGACGTAGGTGTCCTGGAAGATGGTGCTGTCGATCAGGGCGTACAGCTGGTTGCGCAGACGGAAGCGCACGCGCAGCTCGTTGGCAAGGTCGAGCGTCTGGTCGAGCAAGCGCGCATCGTCAGCGCTGACGCGACCGGTGGAACGAGGTGAAGCAACAGCCATAGTCGAAAATCAACCCTCCCTCGTGTGCGCGCTGTCTCGAATGCCGTCGAGCGCTTGCTGTAGTTCGTAATTCCAGCCGACCGCACCAACGTGGCGAGCCAGAAGCAGCGTTGCCTTTTCGAGACGCTCGATGCGTCGGCGCAGGTCGACGATCGATACAGAGTGGGGGTCGGGCATACGGGGGCGCGTGTCTGTCACTCTTCGTCCTCTTCCTGGAAGCCGGAGCGGACACCTAGCCAGCACTCGCGCAAGTCGTCGTGTTCGCGGAGCCCGTAGCTCACATCGCCGTTCGAACAATGGAAGGTGACGATGCCGTCGCCGGCGCTGACGAAGAGCGGGTCAGCCTGCTCGAGGATGCGGTCGGCGATCTCGATGATCGGATCCGCCTGGATGCACGTGATGCGGCGAGGATCGTAGTCGGTGACGTCGAACACGGCCAGACCTATCCGAACGTCGCTCGAACCGCGGAGGGTGGCGCCGGGAGCGCCTCGGTACACAGGCCGTACCTTAGCGCGTCGACGGCGTGGTCGCTGACTTCTTTGCCCTTGAGCGTCTGCTGCGTGTCTTCCGGGTCCAGCGGATCCCTGACGAGTGCCGGCAATTCGCGAATCAGGTTCGGGCAGGCGCCTTTCACAATGCGCAGGCGCGGCAGGTCGTCGTCATGCGCCAGCGCCCTGCGTACGATCGCCCAGCCTTGCTTGCGGTTGTTCTGGCCAGGGTACAGACCCTGGCTGGTGATCGACGCCAGCCCGCGGTCGGCGTACACCTGGGCGATGCTCGGCCGACGCTGCTCGGTGCGGCTGTTGAACATCGACGGGTCCAGCACGATCTGCAGGATGCGCTCGCCCTGGCAGCGCGCTTTGATCGCGTCAGCCTGCTGCTCGTCGCGCATGCCGCTTGAGTACAGCTCGCGGTAGACGTAGATCTCGCGCGTCTCCGGATCGCGCGCGAACCACAGCGCGCAGAAGGGCACCGCGAAGCCGTAGTCGACGCTGACCCAGCGCGGCCAGTCCCGCGGCAGGTCGTCTTCGGGCTCGACGAGGTGCAGCTCGGGATCCCACTCGGGAAAGAACATGCCCTCGGCGGCGACCCACAGCCCCAGCCGCAGCCGCTTGTGGAGGTAACCCTTCAGCGAGTCGAGGGTCTTCAGGTACTCCTTGCCGAACTCGGTGTACGCGCCGGTGTCGTGGTCGAACAGCTGCGGGTTGTCCTCGTGGCGCGATTCCAGGAGCGTGGTGTCTTCGGCGTCGCAGCGCAGCTTGAGCCAGTGGTTCGGGTACGACGGGTTACAGTCGCCGATGATCTGCTGGTAGGACAGCGCGTTGTTTCTGAGCCGGGTGAGGAGGATCTGCCAGTCGTTTTCCTCGAGCTCGGTGGCTTCCTGCACGTAGATCAAATCGAAGTCCGTTGAGAGCACCTTGCGCGGATCGTCGAGGCCGGCCACGACCACGCGGCTGCCGTTCGGGTAGCGGTACTCCTGATCCTCGTGGTGGAACCAGACCGCGTTCGGCGGCGGCGGCAGCACCTTCTCTTTGAAGGTGACCATGGCAGCCTGCGTCAGCGCGGTGCGCAGCTTGCGGATGATGGCGGCGCGGATGGGGGTCTGACTGGCGGCCAGGTCGATCTTTTGCAGGCATGCCATGCTCTTGCCGGTGCCGGCGGGGCCCGACAGCAGCACCTCGCGGTCGCGATTGCGCATCAGCTCGCGTGCCGCGCCGTACGGGCGGTAGGGTGGCCTGACACCCACGGCGGGGCCCAGCCGCTTACCGCGGAGGGTTCCGTCTCGAGCGAGTGCGACAGCCACAGGTACTCAGGGGTGGGCTGCCCAGCGGAAGGGTACAAAAAACCCCCTATCCAGCCGGCCGGGGTCCTCCGAGAACCACTACCGAGGCTTGATAGAGGGTTGTTTGTGCGTGTCGTTCCGCAGGTTCAGTGTAAGTGGTCGATCAGGAACATGGCGATGGCGACCAGCCCGATCAGGAAGATGATCGCGGCGATGAGCCACGCGAAGCCGACGACCCACGCCCGCGGCGAGCTGTCGGGTTTGTCGTTGGGGTCGTGGGGGTCGTAGTTGAGGAAACTCACGTCGCATCCGATCCCGGCAAGGTCAGTGGCTTGCGCTCGCGCAGGCGGTAGTGGCCGTCTTCAAACCGGGCAGTGATTCGCGGCAGCTTGAGCGGGACCGTGCCCTCGGCGGTAAAGCCTTGCGCCGGGGTGGTTGACCACACCTCGACCCAGCCGACAACCACGCTGTTTGGCTGCTGGCTGCTGGTGCGGCGGGTCACGAGACCGGTCCCAGCCGCGGCAATGCGTCGATACCATCGGGTGACCAGTAGTGCAGCATATCGAGCTGATCCAGCGCGAGCTTGAGAAAACTTGGGACGCTCGACTCGCCGGACTCCCAGCGGTACACGGTTTGCGGACGCACGCCGAGCAGCTGCGCGAGCTGTGGCTGCGTCAGCCAGCGCTGGCGCCTCCACGTGCGTACCTCAAGCCGGTTGAGTGAAGCCGGCTCGAATTGTTCGCGGTCGTTCAAGAGCTCTTGTGTTCTAGCCATGGTGAGATCCGTTCGAGGGGCGTTCGCGAAGCGCGCGTTCGATGGCGCCCAGACGATCGTCAATGCTGCCTAGCAGGGTCAACATGTCACGGTTGAAACCGCGGTGTTCTTCCTGCAGCGTGACCAGGCGATTCAACAGCTCGTCATGGTGTAGAACGATGGTTTCGAGACGATCGATGCGGGATTCAAAGGTCATGCGTTGGGACTCTCCTCAGGGAATGCGCGACTGACACATGTCGCAGTCGCAGTAGGCGTCAGGGTGGCGAGTGGCGGCCAGCATGTCCGATAAGCAGTCGATCAGACCAGCACAGTCTGGGCAATCGCGCGAGACTACGCCACCGGTGCTGCGCACCGGCGTGGAATGACCACACCGGTACTCGACGAATGAAACTGGTCGACTATTAGACATAGCGCACCTTTGAGTCGTCGAGATTCCATACGCGAGCGAATTCGGAGGCGTGCTCGGAGCATAGTTTGACCGGCGCGCCGTGAGGTGCCGTGCACAGGTAGGACGCGAGTTGATCGCAATACTGGAAAACGCACGCTTCGCGCCGGGGGTCGTTAGTGTCAAGCGCAGCGCTGGCAAGCAGGGTAATCATGGTTGAGATTCTCCTCAGTGAGTGCTCCGGGCCTAAGCAGCCCGGGCTAGTTCGATGGTGTCTTGGATGTCGACAACGAACCCGGAGTGATCCGACTTCGCCGGACCCTTAGCCTTCAATCCGACAACCACACCGGCCGGGTCAAGGAATCGCAAGTCATCATGGTCGCCCGAGATGACACGGCGGCCGAAGTAGGTCACGCCGATGTCCGGAAGCTCGTGTTTGCACGCTCGCTTGCAACGGCAGATGTTGAACACGACCGCGACGTTGCCACTGGCATCTAGTACGTTCTGGCATGCGCGATTGTTCGCTCGGGTTTCACTCCGGCTAAACGTGATGACGTAGTTAGCCGGGAGGCGCTTGTATGCGCTCAGCATGGCACGTGCCGGGTTCTTTGTGTAGTCATAGAACTGCAGATCAGGAAACCGGGCCATGATGCTGGCGAATGCGACGCCGTAACGATCT